ATAAATGACATATTGGACGAAATCAGCTGGCCCGTTTCTATGCGTGACGTAGACGCAGGATTAACCACGCTACAGGCAGACCCAGGCACACCCAGGACGGCTTTAGCGGCTATGCAAACCGTCACTTTAAGCGAATATGGCGCGCTTTATGTAGATGCTAGCGGCTCGTTTGTATTTCAAGATAGAAACGTGACTACGGCCAGTATTGCCGGTACGCCTACGGTTTTTAATGATAACGGCACAAATATAGGTTATTTTAATGCCGTATGGCGCTTAGACGATACTTTGATTTACAACTCGGCCAGCATTACCCGCACCGGTGGCACGGTGCAGACGGCGCAAGATGCGGCCAGTATTGCAAAATATTTTATACACAGCTATAACCAACAAAACCTTTTAATGCAGACCGACGCGGAAGCCTTAGATTATGCTCAGGCCTACGTAGCTAGCCGTAAAGATACCTCTATACGCTGTGATGCTATAACGTTAGATTTATACACAAATAACTATAACGCCGGCATTATTGCGGCTTTAGACCTTGATTTTTTTGACCCTATAACCATTACGACTAACCAGCCAGGTAGCTCAACACTAACTAAAACTTTACAAATATTCGGGGTGGCTATGACAATTAGTCCGAATACCTGGAAAACGACATTTACCACATTAGAGCCGATAATAGACGGCTTTATATTAGACTCAGCGACATACGGGGTGTTAGACACCGGCGTATTAGCCTATTAAGGGGGAACTATGGCAGCGGGCTTAGGATTTAAAACCTTTACCACAGGTGAGGTATTAACAGCCGCAGACGTAAACGGCTATTTGATGCAAGGTATTTTAGTTTTTGCTAGTGAGGCGGCGCGTAACTCAGCTATAACCTCACCTCAGGAAGGCCAATTTGCATTTACTAAAGATAATAACAGCCTTTGGTATTACACAGGTAGCGCATGGGTAGCTAGCGGTGCTACGGGGGATATTGAAGGGGTAAGCGCTGGTGTAGGAATTAGTGGAGGTGGCACAAGCGGTACGGTAACGATTACTAATGATATGGCTACCACAATTACCGCAAGTGGTGACATAGTAATAGGCACAGGCAGCGGTACTTATGATAATTTACCTATTGGTACTACCGGACAAGTTTTAACAGCTGATACAACTGTAAGCCCATATAAAGTTAAGTGGGCTTCACCTGCCGGCGGCGGTAAAGTTTTACAGGTAGTACAGGCCGTAGATACCGGTTATATTGCTATAACGTCTATAGATACTTTTGAAGATGCTAATTTATCGGCAACAATTACGCCAAGTTCTACAAGTTCTAAAGTATTAATTATTATATCTCAACAAATAGGTTTTTATAATAATAATAATAGTGCTAATAACGCATTTGCAAGATTAAGACGAGGCACTACTACAATTTGGAATAATAGCGCTACCGCAGGGTGGGTAGGACAACAAGATTTAGCCGGCGGTGGGCCTAGGCAAAACGTATCTATAGTGTATTTAGACAGCCCTGCTACGACCTCAGCCACGACCTATAAGCCACAATATAAGCAAACTACAAACGCAAACGATAAAACTCTTTATATGCAAAATGGTAATGGTGGCGCATCAACAATTACGTTATTAGAGATAGGTGCTTAATATGGACTTGATATTAAAAACTAGAGCAATACATAAATTACGGCCTGGTACAGAGTGGATTTTGGACGAAAATACCGGTTTAACTTTTAAAGACCCAAACGTTTTAGCGCCAAGTGATGCAGAAATTGAAGAAACAGCATTAAAAATTATTGCAGATGACGAATTAAAAGCAAAAACCAAGGCAGAGGCGAAAATTAGCGGCACAGCTAAATTAACTGCTTTAGGTTTAAGTGCTGATGAAATAAACGCATTAATTGGATAATGCTAACCAGTTACAACGGCTGGCCGGCCAGTAAAGAGCCGGCAGAAATTGGCATAAAAAGCTACGTAGTACCTGGAACAAATATAAAGTTACGCTGCGCGGAAGCTGTAGCGCCGTTATTAATTGGTTTTGCCGGTGAATTTCACGCGCTTATTGAGCCAATAAATGAAGGTGGCCTAGATGATTGGGGTTATGCGTTTCGTATGGTGCGCGGTAGTACAGACCGTTTAAGCTGCCATAGTAGCGGTACGGCTATAGATTTAAACGCCACACAACACCCACTAGGCGCTATTGGCACATTTCCGGCAGATAAAGTACCCATGATTAGGGCGCTGGCTAAAAAATACGGTTTGGCCTGGGGCGGCGATTATCGTAACCGTAAAGATGAAATGCACTTTGAAATAAACGTAAATGCGGAAAAGGCCGCTAAACTTATTACAAAGTTAGGGGTACAAAATGCCGGTTAGCGCTCAAGTTACGGTAGAGGCCACAGCTACTATTATTGTTCCAGCTGCAAACGCCTACCAAACGGCTTATTTACATAATTTAGGCGGCGGTGCTATTTATTTAGGTGCATCAAACGTAACAACAAGTAACGGTTATAAATTGGATAATGGCGATAAATTGACCGTTACCGTAGGTGACTCAGAGGCTCTATATGCTGTTACTGCTAGTGGTACACAAACCGTAGCAGTACTTAGACAAAAATAGCTAAGGGGCAGAACAGGCAAAATATGACTAAAAAACAACTGGAAGCCGCCGCGTACAGCTATGGCCGGGCAGCCCTGGCTAGCGCCGCAGCTTTATACCTATCCGGCATTACAGACCCTAAAGTGTTACTTAATGCTTTTATTGCTGGTTTGGTTGGGCCAGTATTAAAAGCGCTACAGCCAAACGAAAAAGATTACGGCGTAGGGTCTAAGTAATGAATACAGCGCAAACCCTGTTAGCCATTAGCCTCAGCATTTGTAGCCTTATGGGTGCAGGGTTTGCCTTGGTTCGCCATTTAGTCAAATATTATTTATCAGAGCTGCGCCCGGACGGTAACGGAAACCATAACCTACGCGGGCGCGTTGAGCGCATAGAGATACGCGTAGACCGTATTTATGAAATGCTGTTAGAGGATAGATTAAGTAAATAAACGCGTGTCGCGTTGCATAATGTCGGCCCTTAGCCTCATACTGTTATTACACGCTGAGAGGGCTACTCAGTAAGGGTAGAGGTATCAGCCTTAACAAAGGGCGCAAGATGCTTATAGATTTAGCTGTAATTATTTTTACGGTGTTAATGGTAGGCGCATTTATGCTAGCGGCATACCACACCGGATATAGAGAGGGTCACGGTGACGGTTACCTACGTGGCCGCAATATTGCTAAAGCCTTGAGAGAGGCAGAGCGTAAATGAGCTTTTTAGACGGTTACGAGGACGTAAACGCCCGTATTAAGCGGGTACGTGTAGAATATCCCGAGCTGCGTTTAGTGGCTTATATTGAGGATATAGACCTTGTAGCGGGCTATATTTTGGTACGGGCTGAGGCTTACAAAACCTACGCAGATGATAAACCAAGTGCCGTAGACTACGCGTATGAGGTGCGTACAGAGCGGGGCGTAAATGCCAATTTCTTTGTAGAAAACTGCGTAACAAGCGCTTACGGCCGTGTAATTGGATTATTAAGCCCTGGGGGTGCAGGCAGGCCTACACGTCAAGATATGGAGAAGGCACAAAACGTAGACCCGGCGCTGCACGTGCGAGGCGCACAAGGGGCAGTACCTACGGCCGCTGAGTCAATAGCTGCGCTTAAAGCGAAATTGGGCGCTGAGGAAATGCCGGAAGCCCCTAAATGCGTACACGGTCACCGCATATTTATAGAGGGCGTATCGTCTAAAACGTCTAAAGCCTACAAAGGTTATTTATGCCCCGAGAAAACAAAGGCTAAACAATGCCCGGCAATATGGCTTAGACAATATAACGAAAAATGGCTAACACCCGAGGATTACGCCGAGGTAGTACAAGAAGCCGGGCGTAATTTAGACCCACAGACCGAGCGCGAGCCTGTACCAGTTGAGCTTATGAGCGACACGGAAAGAGCCGCACATGGAGGCAATTAGAGTAACCCAGGCCGATTATGGCCGAGAAGCCAGGTTAGCTAATTACTTGCAAACGCGGTTACCCTGGGTATTGACACCCACGCCTAAATTTTATTTTACGGATTACCATATTAACCGTAAACACGATAACGGCCGGGAAAACTACATAGGCGATTTAGAGCTCAAATGGCTTAACACACCTAGCGAATTGCCGGCTATTTTTTCTTATAACAAGCTGCAATTAATGACGGCTGTACCTGTGTATACGGATACACCGGAAAGTTACCACCGGGTTTGCTTTAGATTTAGTGACGGTATTTTGCTCATACCTGCTAAAAGGCTTATGCGTGAGTGTGAGCCGGTGTGGCATACCAGGTGGGATACTGGGGAAACAGACCTAGTAATAAAGATAAATGCCAAAGATTACGGCACATGGTTAAGTACCGAGGTAGTGGAATAGTGGGGCTACAAACAATGCTTTATATAGAGGTTATGTGTAGACAATGCAAGGTAATTACGTTGCAGCTTGAGCGGGTGGTATCTGACCACCTGCCGCCTAACGTCAAATGCCTACAATGTACGCGCTGTGGGTTACTAGACATTACGTTAGTAGATACCTCAAAGGCGCGG